TATTGAAACCGTTGCGGGTTGTATAAGTGTTTTACTACAATCTATCTCTGTTCCTGCGTTTTGATAACCACTTGGTATTTCAACTTGATATTCAACAACTCTTGCTGTATCTGTCTCAACTGTTCCGAATGGTGGACTTGGAGGTGTAAAACTATTTACTGTTCCATTTGTTGCTGTTCCTAAAGATATACTTCCGTCTTTAGCAATCTTTTGTCCTGTAAGTGCTGCAATATCACAATTAAATATAGGATCAACTCCAACGGTAGGTTGTGTAAATGTGTGAGAACAACAAACGGTTGATCCAGCGTTGTCATATCCAACAGGTACTGTTATATCAAAATACAAAGTAACACTTCTATCAGAACCTGTATTATTTGGGTCTGCTACATAAGCTGAACCTGAACAACTTCCTGTTTTTACTGCGGTTATAACTGCTGCTACCTGTGGATTTGTCAATGTACCATCTGCTGCTATTAAACCTCCCGACAAAGCAGGATTTACAGGAAACGTACAAGACCAAGTTATACCTGTTGCATTTACTGTTATTGATATTGGTTGCACAGCTTCACAAGTAGTAGGATAACTATTATCTCTACCTATAGCATAAATAGTTGCACTTCCTGCCAATGTATTTGAAGTCAATGTTAATATGCTTCCACTTAATGCTGTTGTTATTAATAATGGATTTGCATTAGATACAGCATAAGTAGTTTCTCCTGTAAAATATCCACTTAAATCGATATCTGTTGTATCACCTTCTGCATCTAAAGTTTGTGCAGGGATAGAACCCGAAGTTGTTACTGATGGAGTACAGGGTGTTTCTACCGTTGAGGTTGTAGTACCTGCTTGGGTTGTTGTTAGACCACACTCTAAATATAAGTCTGCTGAATTCGAAAATCCAAATGGAATTGTTAAAGTAAAAATAACTGTTCTACTTGTATCATTGCTTACGGTAGCAAACTTTCCATCAGCAAAATCACCTGCTGAACTTGTATAAGAATACACTAAACCATAGTCTGGGCTTGGTTCTGTTATAACTCCTTGATTGTCTATTGAGAATCCTGTTAAATTAGCAACACCACAATCATATAATCTTAATGGTATTTGTGGTTCTGTTAAATGTAAATAAAATGGACTTCTTACGTTTATCTTTGTGCTCATCTTAATCTATCTTGTCTTAATGTATATTCTAAAAAGCCTTCAACGTCTAATCCGTATGCTTTTTCTAATTCTTTTGGTAATTTTGCGTAAGCTTGTTCAAATGGTTTTGTAAAAAACAAACTTGGTTTTATACCTTTATTCCATATTGATCTAGATATTAAATATGCTGTAGATTGATATGACATAAATTTGCCTGTTTTTTTGTCTCTAAATTGAAATCTTTTTGCTTCTACCCATTTTTTTATGTTATAGCTTAAACCTTTACCATTTTTTTTGCCTTTACCTGAACCAAATTTAGCTAAAGTACCATATTGAGCTATTTCAGGATATGTAGATTTAAACCCTTTTACACCTCTATCTTGATAATATCCATAGTCTTCCATTTGGAATTCAACTGAGATAGAGTTAGGCATGACCTTGACATCACCCTTTAAACTATTATATAATTCATTAGTATTATTCTTACCTGCCTTAGTAAGTCTACTCCTAGATTGCTGGATTACAAATCTTTTAAAAGCTTCTAAAGCTGCTTCTGTTTGTTTTAATTGCATATTGTCATATCATTTTGTACTAATATGTCAAATGTAGCTACCCAACCTGCTAATTTGTTTTCAAATCTATCTACAAAAGGTTCACATGATACTTCTCCTTCTACTTGATAAAGATCTGTATACAAATCTCCTCTTTGTAATTTATTAACTATTCTAGTTATTAATGCTAATTGAGTATTAAATACGTCTTGTTCATTATCATTACCTAAAAATATATCATCAGTTTTTTCTTTTGATATATCTACAATGTCCATAGCTAATATACTAATATTGAATCTAAGTGTTTTGGTACTTACACTAGTGCTATTTACTATTAAATGAGCTAGAGGAAAAATACTTTGTTTACTTAAATCTACATCATCAAGAGAACCAAATGTTACTGTATTCACAAATGGCTCTGCTATTAATGTATCTTTAAGTTGCTCTGTTACGTTATAAAATCCTTTCATTTATTTTTAATTAGCTTTCTCTCTAATTCGTTTTTCTCTTTTTCAAATGATAAATACATAAGACATTCATTTAAATTCATCCTAGTTATTTCATCAAACTTGGTAATATCTCCTTTACCAATTCCATAGATCGATTGATACCAACCCCATTTAGTTCCAAAATTTCTCTCTGTTGAGTAGTCAAGTTGCTCTGTGTTTTCTCCGTCAAATAATTCAGGGTAATTGTCAATAGTTCGCTGCTTAAATGATAAAAAAAAACAATAGATCCAAGTACAACATCTAATGGCATTGACTTTAAAACATCACTATATTTTGTGCCATCATAATCTTCTATGTTATAAAGATCATTTTTTTCTTTTGTTACTGGTCTATATAGTACACTCATTGCTTTATGCATATTATCCCAATCACCAAAATAAGTATCTAAATCAATATATTCTCCTAATGTCATATCATCTAAATTAGGTATAAATCCAAAAGTGGTATCACCTAATACAAATCTATCTATTAGTTTTGTTTTACTATTAAATACACTATTGAGCTTCTCTGTGATCACTTGAACACTTGAGTATTTTATTTTTGCAATGTCCTTAAGATCTAGATTACAAAATATCTCTATCATTTTTTGCATTAGAAAGCTACTACCTTCATTTTCTTCAGTATTTAGCTTTGTAAATTTTTGATATTGACCAAGAGTAATTTCATTTAAAGACTCCGGTACAAGTATTTCTATCTTCATATATATATAATAATAAAAACACAAACGTGTATAAAAAGAAAAAGGTAACATTTCTGCTACCTAATTCCAACTTAAAACAAACAAATATAACTAACTAAATAATATGTTTATCATGTAAATATCTATAAACCTTTTCAATTGCTTTTTCTAACTCACTTGAATTCTGTTGATACAAATCTTTTCCGTGAATATAATTGTAGTCTATTGATACTATAAGTTTTACCATTGGAGGTTTATTGTGTTGACCTCTACCTTGTGGCTGTTGAATTACCTTTATGTTTTTATCCCAACATTGTTGCATTACTATATGATATGCTAAATCCAACCTAAATCGTATCTTAAAAATAAAACTAAATATAAAAAACCATACATGCTACTATAAGCTAAAATGTTAAATAGTATTGCATATATAATATTTTTTCTTGTAAATACTTCCTTTAATATTTTTAAATCTTCTTTCATAATATAATTATTGGTTATACAAAAGGGGAGTTGCCTCCCCCTGTTTTTTAAGTTAATCTACTAATACTTGTTACGTGTATTCCTTGTTCTTCCCATAAAAGTTTTTTTGCATCGTGAACAGAAGATACGTTCTCAAGTACTACAGTTAACCTCGCTCTTTCCTTGCTTGGTTGTCCTGTTGGATTAAAACTAATGTCAAATGTGTTTGTAATTGTTAATGTTTCCATTTGTATAATTGTTATTGTTTTACAATGCTAATATACAAAAAAAACTTTAATAAACAAATGTTTAACAAAAAATTTTAAAAAATGTGATATTCTCCTTTATGTGGATTCTCTAGAATAGAGCTAAGAATATATCTAGCAGCATCAATACAGTGATCACCACTTGTTGGATTTGGTTTTTGTAATGTGTTACCTTGTTTGTCTTGCATCCAAATGTAGCCATTTAATTCTTTTATTAGATTCTTGCTTCGTTGTGTTACGTATATCTTATTTTGATTTATTAAGTTTATACCATACACTATTGAGTCTCTACCTTTACTTACTGGATATATTGGATGACCATAACTTAATAATTCTGCTATTGATTTAGGCTCAGCTGAATCTGCATATATTATTTCTTTTACTTGATTGTTATTTAAGAATTGACTAATGTCACTATTTAACATTCCTTTCTTACTTAATACCTCATCAAATATATATGAATCATTATATTTATACAAAGCAACTAAAGTACTTGGGTCTATGCTATAACCAAAGTCCATTCCATATCCTAATAGTCTTGCTTCTATTGGTACACTGTTTATACTTTTCCAATCTGGTATGCATACACCTTCTAGTGAACCTGTTTCACCAAGACCATATACTCTCCACCAATTAGACCAATAAGTTGATGTTTTAGCCTTATCTTTAGCTTTCTCTATTTCTGTTACAATTGACTCAGGTAACACGTCGTTGTCTTTATATGTCAATGTTATATAATCAACATCTTTTTGACCAAGTACCTCCTTGTCAACCCAGAATAAACTAGATGGGTTGTAGTCCAACCATATATTATCTGATGTTCTAACTACTAATTGATTATAAGCATCAAATGGTACATTATTACACTCATTAATATATAAGTCAGTTCGTCTTGCTCCTCTTAATTTATCTGGTTGATCTGTAGAAAAGAATTCAATGTAGCTACCATTAGTGAAAGTGTATTTTAAAGTGCTCTTATTGAATTGATTATCTTTATACCTATTTAATCCATTAAGAATAGAAAGAAAGTCCTTTAAAGCACCTCTACGAAGATGAGGTATTGATTCAGATACAATACTTATTTCTTTACCTTCATTTTTTATTGCATAATCTATTAAAATAAGTAAGATACAAATTGTTTTTCCAGCAGATGTTCCACCTCTTACAACTCGTATCCTCTTATTAAGATCTCGTAATTTACTTAATGCAATAGTTTTTTTAACTATCATATTAGTCTACAAACAACGGTAAATCTTCGTTGATAGTAATATCTTTAGTTTCTCTTGGTTTACCTGCATAGTAGTTATAAAACAATTGAACATATTTAAAATCTGCATGCTCTAATCCTTTTTTTAATGCATCAAATGCTAATGGTTCTAATGGAGTTAACTTTTCTATTAAAGCTATTTCTTCAGCCTTAGATTTTCTACCAGCTGATTTATGTCCTCCATTATTTTTTCTTCCATCCATGATTTAAAAAACTTTATTATTAATTATATAATAAAATAAAATCCAATCTGTTAACCAATAACATATCCATTATCTCTAAAAAACTTATCTCTACTCTTTAATTTAGTATTAGACTCTTTTAATTGTTTTACTAATTCTTTATTAGTATTAACAAGAAGCTCATTTGCATTTTTAAGTTTTGCCCACTTATCAATGAAAGTTTCTTCTTTACTTATATTGTTTAAAGCTTCTTCTTTTAATGTTTCAATTTTACATTTTATATTTACATAAGAAGATCTTAACGTTACGTTTTGATTTGCCCAACTATCAAAGTGTTTTAATCCCCATAAAACAGTTGCGTGATCTCTATTTACTGATTTACCTATTTCAGTTAAAGATTTATATGTATATTCTCTACAAAGCTTATAATATAATGCTCTAGCTTCTACTATTTCTCTTTTACGTCTAATAGTGCTTATATCTATTTTAGTATCTTCTTTAACTAATTCTTGTATTACTTTAATCTCCATTTTTTATTATGTTTTTTATTTCTCTTAATGTTAAACTTTTACTTATTTCTAATGCTTTTAATATACCTGCACAAGCTTCATATTCTTCATTGTTCTCATAAAGCTTAATCGTATCTTTTAGTTCATTTATTGATGCTCCGTTTACAATATCTAATAAAGCTAATAGATAATACTCTTTAATTATTTCTTTAGCTGAGAGTTCCCTGTATGACGTATTCATTTATTTCTTCAGTTTGATCAACAAAATATTTTTGGAAAATTCTTAATCCATATTCTACTTTATCTTTACCTGAATTGTAAAAACTTTCTTCTACATCCCAAATACCTAGATCTCCTGATTTTTTATCTATAACAAAAAATTTAAAATCTTTATAATCTATTTTAAATAAATTACAATATATATAAACTTGAACATCGTAACCATATCTCTTAGATGCCCATTCAAAACCTTTTAAATCAGCTGTTGTTTTTAAGTCTGCAATATAATCAAAACCTAAAACATCTGCTTTAGCTCTAAAAGGAAAACCATTAAGAATATCAAAAGCAGGTACTTCAAATTTAGCTCCACGTGTATATTGTTGCCATATATCATTTTGCAATAAAGCATCTACTGTATACATAGCTCTGTCATATTCTTTTCTTGTATATACAAACTGAGCACTACCTACTTCAGCTACTTTTTCTTTATATTTTTTAGTCACTGCTGATTGTACTTCTACTACGTGACATAAAGTTTCTAATTTTTCAGGTTCTAATGCTGCTAAATGAATTAATCTACCAGTTTTAAATGCACTAGAATCAGAATGAAAATTTAAAGATCTTGCATAACTTTTTGGTGAATCTAATAATGATTTAATAGCTGAACTACTTAAAGCATATTTACCTAGTTCTCCATAGTAAAAGCTATCATCATACATTTTCTTTATTAATTCTTCTTTATTCCAAACTTTACCATTTAATAACTGTATTTTTTCCATTCTTTCTTTGCTTTTTGTGTATATTGATTTCATTTCTGCTATTGGTACAAAACAACTATCAGGACCTTTCATCGAAGGAACTAAGTTTAATCTTAATGCTTCTAATTCCTGCTGAGTTTTAAATTCATAGTTGTTATCGTCAATTATAATATTTATTCCACCTTGCTTAATTGCCCAATCTAAAAAATTAATTTTAGGTGTTTTAAAGGTTATATGTTTCCAATTAGGATTTTTGATTACATCTATCATTATTTATCTTTTACAAAGGTTCCATTTTCCATTCTACCTGTTCTATCTTTTATTTCTGAATAAGCAGATTCAATACAACCTTCTATACTTAAATTACAAAGATAAGCTAAATTAGTTAAAACTACTACACAATCTCCAATAGCATCTTCTATTTCTAATCTATCTTTTTTTAATATTGCTTGAGCTAATTCACCTGCTTCTTCCATTAATTTAAGATACTGTGTTTTTGGATCACCATTATCTAGTATTCCTTTATCTTTTGCCCAATCTCTAATAGGCTCAAATTCATTGTTTAAAATCATAATGTAGTTATATTTTTAGGGTTAAAATTAGAACGACCACACATAGGATATAATCTTGTATGATAAGATTCACCTTTACGTATACGTTTGTTTTTGAAAATAATATCTTCAGTTGCTACATGATCTTGTCTACCGTAGTAACCAATAATTTCTCTGTCAGCTTTTTCTAGATTTATAGAACCAATATATTTATTGCCTTGCATATACTCTACAAAGTAACCAATGTGATCGTATTCTATTCCGTGTAATATATTCATGATATTTTGTTTGTTGTTAATAATGCTAATATAAACAAATTCTTAACATTACACATTATTTTTGCATTTTATTATAGTGTCGTTTGTAAATATGTAAATTTTGAGCAAAATGAGTATAAAAACCTTGATCAACATTTAATGCATTACACACTAGTTTATGTAACTTTAAAAAACAATAAGCATCATTACAAAATCCAAACCATAAATCATTTGATCTCATTATAACAGTCATGTGTAGCTTTTCTGAATCAGGTGTAAAGTAAAATTGAATGTTTAAAGTACATGGGGTATCTTTTGAATACAAATCATGTTCTTTAGCATCATATATAGTTATAACAGATCTTCTTGAGTACTTATCTCTTTTTAATTCATTTATAGCATAAGTTAATTGATCTTCTCTATCCCATTGGTAACCATAGTTTGAATTAACATAGCCACGTTCGTCCATATGATTATACCATATTTTAGCAACTTTAGCTATTTCTTTAGCTGATCTATCTTTAGATAAATACCATTCCCATTCTTTTTCAGCATAATCTATCTTAAAGTTTCTCCAAGATGTTTTTACCACATGATCACTTGTGTCTGTAATAGTAAAAGATTGATTGTAAAAAGATTTTGTTCCATTATTATCTAGTTGACTATCTAACTTTTCATAATAATATTCAAATGCTTCTGTTACTGTTTTAAATTGCCACATATATTTTCTTTTCTTATTGGGTATTTATAGTTATCTTGTTCAAATATATAAACTATTACGCCATCATGCAAAGTTTTTTTTCCAATATACTTTCCTTTCATTGTTTGACCAGCAAATCTAAATTGCCATAATTCTCCTATATTCATCGTGTTGTCTTTTTATTAAATCTTCACTATAATTATTTACTAACTTTAGCACATCTTCTTTACTTTGAATATATAATAAGTCTCTTAATACATTATCTTTTATTAATTCTTTATTAGGATCAAAGCTTAAAGGTATAGCAGCTAAACAGTTAGAAGCTAATGTCTCATAAAATCTAAATGTTACTACATTATTTTCGTGTTCTTTGTCTGCTAAAACAAGACTTACTTTGCATTGATTTAACATATCCATTAAGTCTTTATGTTTTAATTTTTTTATAAATGGAATATCTATCTTATTGGATCTATAACCTATAAAAAGATTAGAATCAGATAAAGGCATATATTTTCTTAATTGTGATTCTCTATAGCTACCTCTTCTATCTCCATAATAAACTACATCATGTTGTTTAAATGCATGTATAAATTTTGGGTTTGGAATTTTTGTTTTAAATATTCCTTTGAAATAATTAAAATAAGTAAATTCATTATATTTAGTGTCATTATAAAATTTATTAAGATCTTTACCTGGAAACAAATAAACAGCTCTAGATAATAACTCATCAAACTTTTTTACATTTTCTTCACTTATTATAGGCCATCTATCATTTACAGCTTTTGCAGCATTGATTGGTTTTATTCTTGGATCATTACAAAGAATAGCTATTTTATTTTTATAATCACAAAGCTTAGTTATTTTTTCAACTACATCATCTCCAATAACTCCACCAAAAAAATTAGGTTGAGACAATGATAATAGTATCTTATCAAAGCTATTTAAATCAACATCTCTTATATCAATATACTTTTTCTCATGTTTATTGGTTCTACCACTTTTACCAATATAAAATAAATCATATTTATTAGATAAATAGGTAGCTTCTAATCCACTGTGATTATTTGCTTTACATTGTATATTATTAAAAATACTAATTATTGCTTTCATTGTAATTATTTAATGATCCTAAATATGCTACTGCATCTAATAAATTATCTTCTTTATGATTATAAGACTGTCTAGATAGTTTTAAAGCTACAAGACACATATACATATCTTGTGGTGTAATTGTTTTACCTGTAGCACCTGAAGCTATCATTGCTGCTCTTTCCATACCTTCATTAAAAGGTCCATACATTCTTTCTTTTTCTTCTGATCTTTCATTTATGATCTTATTTGCTTTGTCTAATATATTCATAATCTAAATGAGTTTTTTACCATTCTTATACTTGTTTTATTAAACTCTCTAACACGTTCTCTATATTTTGGATCAGTACAGTATTTTCTCATTGCTCTAGATTCAACACATTCACCATACTTTTCTTCAAAAGCATCAATTTCTTTTAGTTTATCTTTGATCATTTGTTCAGTTATTTTCATAAACTTATTTTTTGTTTGGCTTTTGCTTTTTCAGATTCTAAACCTCCAGAATTAATAATATTATAGAGTTCTTCCTCTGTCAGCTGCGACCAAAACCAATCGTTGTAATCAAATTGCATATTGTTATTTTTTGTAAATATAAACAATTATTTAACATCTTCCTCTTTTGGGAAAACTTTTTTTTCTAATTTCTCTAATCTATTCAGTGCAACTACTAAAGCTTGTTGTGTTAGCTTTAAATCGTGTTGCATTTTTATTATTGTACTTTCTTTCATTTATTTTTGCTTTTATCAAAACAGTAAGCCATACCTAGAATAAATCCAGATACTCCAATTCCTATTGAAACTAAAAAACCTGTAATAGTCATAATATTTTATCTTGTTTTTATTTTTAATGTTTTTTGAAAATATAAATATTTTTATTTTTGTTGTTTGATTTTCTCAATATATAAAGTAGCATCCATCAGCTCTTCTTGTAAATGATTTAAGAACTTGTAAAATCCATCAGGGGAATCGTACAGGGTAGTTCCGTATTTCAAGATACCATCTCTACTTCTTGCCCTCATAGTATTTATAACATCTTCTACTATTGGGTCTTTCTTTATATCATTGTGAGAATAAGTTGAATCAGCTGTCCATCTATCCTCGTTCATTTCAAACCATTTTTTTATACTATCGCTCATTTCTTTCTTTATATGTTTTTACTATCATTGCTTCTAACATTCTCAAAACACCGTAACCAAGTAATATTTTAAAGACCAACATTTAATTTAGTTCTTAATTTATCAACTTCTGTTCTTAAACGTGCTACTTCTTGTTCAGAGCTTCTTGCTCTTTCTACTGCACGTATTTTATCACTACGGTATTCACTTAATGATTGTTCGTATAATCTTTCATTGGTTATTAAAGTGTGTACATAAAAACCAACATCTTGCCAAGAAAAATACATATCATTTAATGATTCGCTTTTTGGCTTAGCTTTTCTTGCTTTTATTATATATTCACCAACTAAATTAAAATTAGCGTAATATTCTCCTTCCTTTAAATTGTTTAACTTTCTATTCATATTCTTTATATAATCTCTTTAATTTTGCATATACTCCATTAGTAAAGCAACTACTACATCCTGTCATTTCTTTTTTATCATTAAAAACTCTATTATAAATAGCTAGTAATTCACTTTGCATAACTCCGTTTATTGTTACAGGATTAGCTTCAAAAAATTCATATAAGTAAATATACTCATTTTCCGATAAACAATTTGGTTTATAATAAGGAAACAAATGATTTAGTTTATCTTTTCTATCATCACAACCACAATCTTCTCCAGCTAAAAATTTTACAGCTTTTTTAATACCAGTTGCCTTTGTTATTTTTTCTACTGTATCACCTAAACCTTTTGAATCTTCATTAAATTTTTTTTTCCATTCTTTGTAAGCCTTAGATCTTTTATCACCTTTAAATTCTTCCATTTTTTTTAGTTTATTGATTCATAATTATTATCTTTATAGTTATCCCAATCATCTTGGTATTCTTTTTTGATTCTAGTTTTCATGTTTTTTAAACTATTAAATATAGAAACCCAGCTTATTTTAGTTTCTGCTGCAATTCCTCTTATACTTAAACCACTATCTCTATAAATCTTAAAAAGTTTTCTATTATACCAATCCCAATTTTCAATTTCTGCATCTATTAAATTACATATTTTATTAAAAGCTATTTGCTCATCCATTTTATTATTGTCTGGAATTTGGATATAAAATTTATCATTGTTAATACTAACTTTATTAATTTTTTTCTTAGAATTATAATATTGAAAATAAACACTCCTAAGAGTAAAAAATATATAACCTCTACTGACAACTCCATTTTTAATTATTTTATCTTCTGAACTATATTTGTAAATTACTAAATACATTTCTTGAACGATATCTTCATAGTAATGTTTTTCACCAAAACTTTTTACTATTTTAATCCATTCATTATGCTGCTCTGCTACCTTACTGAGCCATTTTGATTTTTTATCCATATAACTGTGATGCTAATTATACCAATGCAACATTGCAAGGTAATCTCTTCTAAATCCTCATATTCATCTTTGCTATATAATGCACCAACCATAAATCCATAAATAGGACTTAATAATATAGTAGCACTTTTTATTTGTCCAATTATTAAAATTGTAAATGTTATTATAAGTAAAATTATAAAAATTGTCAAAATATTAATTTTTCTTTAGGTTGTTTTGATAAAATGTCTTTTTGCATAAACTCAAATCCAGTATTATTGATTTTCATTTTCAATCTAATAGGTTCTTCGTGTGGTGTTGGACGACCACCTGTCTCGTTTTCTTTTACTTTTAAAATATATAAATTAGAATACATCCACTCCGTAGGATGACTTGTGTATCTATGTATGCATATAACATCATCTGCTCTATTTCCCCATTTACCACCACCTTCTACATCAGCCATAGATAAAGGTTTAGATAAATTACCATATTCATGATTTGCTGGATGTGTTCTTCTTAACGCTTCTGTTACACCGTGTGCATTTAAAAATATAGTTATATTATTAGTTTTAGAAAACATTCTAAACTCGCTAGCAACTTGATAATCATACTCGTGACCACCAACAGCTTTTAACAATGTGTAATCTTTTGCTAAACTATTATAAGGGTCTACTAACAAACCGTGATAATCCCATGCATCTTTTATTGATTGTGATTCTTTAATTAATTGCTTATAAGTATAAAGATCTTCTACATCAATAATTTTAAAATGTTTATCACACCAACTAACTGCATCTTCTATTTGACTATCAGAAGCTTCTTGAATTGGTTTTCCCATTTTAAATTCAATTATTTTTCTAACAATACTTTGTGGAGTATTTTCACTTGACCATATTAAAAACCTTAATTTATGCTTTATTGCCCAAACAACAAATAAATAACATATAACAGTTGTTTTACCTGTGTTTGCATGTCCTATTAAAAGATTAAAATTACCTTGTTTAAAACGTAAATACTCATCTATTCCTTGTACTCCAATACCAAGACCTTCTTTAACTCTTCCATACTTTACATCTAATATTTTTTCCTTAATTGCTTTGCTTTGCGCTATCATATTGATTGTGTTGTTTTATTGTATTTTTTTTCTACTGCTAATGAGTTTTCATCTAATTTTGGAACGTAATAACCTACAATTGGATTTACTTTATAATTCCAAAAATCATCAGGCATTTCTCCTTCTGTTATTTTTTTCATAAATATATAAAAAAAAGGGGAGTATTTTCGTTTCTTTTACATTTTAAGTAATGCAATAGGTTCTCGACAATATCCCCTTTTAAATTAAAAATCTAAATCTACTTCTGTTTCTCTGGCAGGTTGTTGATCCTGGCTAGTAACTTCACTATCAGTTTTAACTATTTTCCAACCGTTTATTGAATTAAAATACTTTGTTTCTCCTTGTGGATTTACCCACTCTCTACCACGTAAATTAATACCAATACTAACAAAATCATTTTCTGCAAATTGGCTTAAATAATCAATAGAATCATTTACAAATTCAACACAAATAACTTGTGGCCAATCTGAAGATCTATCAGTTTCTAAAATTAAATTAGCTTTTTTCATTCTATCAGTAATTTGTACTGCTTTTTCTATTTTCTTAATATAACCTGTAATTTCCATTTTTATTTATTTAATAATTGTTCAACTTCTTTTTCTATTTTGTATTTACTTTTAATATTATCTAAACTACCACCATCTGCAATATACTGTTTAGCTTTTGTAAAGGCTTCTGAATTTTTTGATAATGTTGGTTTATCAACTTTTAAGTTTGAATTTACCTTATTTAAACCTTTTCCACCAGCTATATTAGCATCATCATCTACAGCTTGTAAACCAAGAAGTGAAGCCAAAGTATATCTTCTATAATATGTAATAGCAGAACCTAGCTTTTGTGGGTCATTTATTTCGGGTAGTTTTAAAGCTGATATAACACCTCCTGTTCCATCTACACAAATTAATTTACTATAGACCATATCTTCTTCTATTGGTTGTAACAATAAAAGTCTATGTTTTTTTAATAAAGGCTGTAATTGTTTTATTAGTGAATTTATATCAAAGTATTTTGACTTGTAAAAAGGGTTTTTAGTGTCTTTACTAACAGTACCTATTTCCTGTTGTAATTCGAAAAGTTTTAAATTAATTGTTTTGTCTTTGCTCATTGTTTTTTGTTATTAAAATTAATTGTTTTTTAGCTAATTCTAGCTCATACTCTAGTTCTAATACTTTTCCGTAGAGTTCTGGTTTAGTAAATTTATCCATATTATTTTGATTTTATACAAATATAAACAATTTTTGAATACAACGCAAAAAAAAAGGGTAAGAATTAAATCCTACCCTAATTTCAAAACAAAACAAAGGATCAAAGAAATGTTTTTAATTTTTTACTATAGTAATCTATCATGTCTAAAATATCTTGTGTAGAATATTTAATAATGTTTTTACTTAACAAATATAACTCATCTGAAAGATCTTCTCCTAGTTTTTTTGAAAATTTATATTGTTCTCCATATCTATATACATTACAAGCTACACATTGTGGTTTTACATTACGTTCATCCCAACGTATAGAGTAATGTTTTCTACTCATAAAATGGCCTGCTTGGATTTCTTTCCAAAAGAACGTCTTATCGCAAGTAATACAAGTACAATTTCCATTGTTGTCCGCATTAGATAATCTTATATATTGGCTAAATACCGTATCTAGTTTTTTAACTAGTTTACTTCTTGTAGGTTTTTTAGCTTTTTTAGGCATTATTAATCAAGATGATTTAACAAAAGTTTACCGTCGGTTTCGTTAATTCCTTTTATTTGTTTATATAAATGCTTACTATCAGATTTAACTTTATTTTTTTCAGCTTTAGTAGAATCAACACCTAAATTTGTATATTGAATTGCATCTAATTCTAATATAGTATCTGTTCTTTCTTTTACTGATAATTGAAAATCTTTAGCAATCTTTTCTGCTAGTTTTCTTATAGTTAAATCTTCTGACATATTTAATATATTTTAAAAATTAATAAACCACTAACCCACCAAAATTACAACCTTTTTTTTTAAGTTGTAAACTTTATGACAATAAACATATTAACAATTTTTATTTATGTTTACTATTTCCAAATACTTTTTCTACTCCTCTTGAACCAAAATATCCTCCTATTACTATAGATAGCAATCCAGTTATAGAGTCTAATGGATAATTTAAGTACCAACCAATAACATAACTTATTGTTAAAAAAATTAAAGTCAAAGGCCTAACATTAGATGCTAACCAACTACCTGATCTTGCATCTGCTACCCATCTACGAGTTGTTCCATCAATTTCAGCACGTTCTAGGTCAAGTTTTTTCAATGCAACTTGTTTATCATCATCGCTCATTTCTGAACCTCCTATAATTGCTTGAATTACATTTCCCGCTAATGTATCACCTGCTACAGCTCCTACAATATCAGGTATTTTCTCTAATAAAAACTGACCTACTTTGGTATCTTTAAATTTTTTTTTGTCTTCCATAGCGTACTTCCTACGGTATTAGTATGTCCAAACAGAGTTTTGCTTAGAGTCATCTGTGTCACAATGAATAAAGGTTTTTGCGACTCCAATTCTACTAAATCCTGCTTCAATAAGTGCAGATAGTATAACATATCTTTCGTGTCCATTTGACACTGCAATATCTGCTGCGACTCCAATAAGGTGTGATGAGTTTGGTACTCCACCAACTTTGGTATTATGTTCTTTTGTTCTATAACCACTTGTAATCTTGAATGAGATTCCTGCAATGTCTCTAGCGTGGTCAAGTTTATGAAGAAAGTTAATATCCATATTCTTACCTGAATCAGGAAGAGAAGGACAGTCAAATTCCGATAAAGAAAAATGATTAAGGTTCATACAAACAAAGCTAATAAAAACATAAGTATAAAGAAAGATACAAATATGACTTTCATTTTATCAAAACTTTCTCCGTTCCAATTAGTGATATACCAATCCTTTACCCAATCGATTGCTTTACCACCAAGTTCTTTAATCTTATCCATTACTTTCTTTTTTTATCTACTTTTAAATACTCTAAGTCTTTCATAAAATCACGCATTTCTAAGGTTATTTCTCTAACCTCTGCTTCTAATGCTCTTTGATTCTTCCAAGTATATTCCTTTTCGTTGTATTTAAGTTTTGAGACCTCTGACGTATTAGCATCTATCTTAGCACTTAACGTATAGTAAGAACCAATAATAGAAGCAAACATTGCACCTATTGTAATAATCTGTGTGATACTGATTGAAACATCAGCTTTACCGTCTCCGTCTAAATCAATCTTTGCCATTATCTTTAAGTTTCTTTGTTATACTTATAATTGTGTACCCTATCGCCAATACTAAAGATATAGTTTGAAGATAAGGATTTGCTTCGCTCACACTAATCCCAAGTGCAAATAGATTCGTTACTGCTATCTTCAAATCTTCCATTCTATTGTGTACTTCGAGATACTTTAATATCTTGATAATTAAGGTCGGAACTTGACAATTTTATTGACCAACCGGTCCCAATAGATTTTTTAACTAATCTCCAAGAGTTTTGACTTCTTTTTTTAAGATTTGAAATCCAAACTGAACCACTTAAAGAAGTTGCAAGTTCATAAGGTCCCCATTGAAAAAATGCGATTTCACCAAAGAAACTTGCCCCATAATTAGTTGATGAGAAAAAACGTTCACCAACTGTATTACTTGCCCAAGGGTCAGCCATACTCCAATATTGACCATCTCCTGTTGTTACTATTGACCTAACAGATAAACCAATTTGTAAACTTCCATCCCAAGTTGTACCACCACTTGTTGTTCTTATTTGATAGTTTGTTCCATTAACTAAAGCGTGTATTCTTTGACCATCTTCTGACATTCCAACACTATTCCAATTTGCGTTAGGCAAATAAGCATTAGAAGAAATATTTGAAAAACTTTGACCATAATTTGAGGATAAATACAAACCCCCATTATATTGTCCGTAAAGCATATATTGACCAGTTGTAGAAATTGCCACACAATTTATATAACCTGAAATTTGTGTTTGTAATTGTGAACCGTAATTTTTTAAAACCCAACAACCACTTGTGGTTGAAATTATTTGATATTCACCAGTTTGACTAAAGGCAGCATCTGTTGTTGCCACAGAACCGAAGTTGTAATAATTTGAAGAATAAGTTCCGTAAGTACTTCCTCCATCGGTGGACAAAACAGACCCATTACCAGATGAGTCAAAAAGACCGATATATTGACCGTCACCACTAACCGCACACTTTGTTTTTAAGTTTGTATTTGGTAAATTAGTTATTGTGCTATAAGTTTCCCCATAATCGGTTGAATGAATATAATTAACACTCCCAACTGCAACGACATATCTGCCATCATCTGGACCAACAAAGCCCTCAGATTGACTAATAAGTCTTTTATTAAATCCCATATTTAAAAAGTATAATCAATTAAACTTGCTTTTGTTGTTTTAGAATTTATATTTTCCTCGTGTGTTGCACATTCGCTTCTTAAATTTGACCTTTCATCAATTATATTTTGCGGTGGTGCAATACCCTCTTGACCTCTTATGATATACCAATCAGTCACAGCAAGTTTTAAATTGTAAAATAATTTTAATTCAGCAATTTTTTGTTCTTTAAGTTCAGCAACCGTTTCTGTATAGGTTCTTGATTCAACTGGGTATGTGAATACTTCACTTTCAGCATCAAAATATATGTCGCCAAGTTGCTCAGATTGTTTTGTAGTTGGTGTTACAACATCATAAAATCCAAGACCTTTCAATTCTTCGTCCGACATATAATTAACCCCAAGAGTATTATTCCAAGTTTTTGGAATTGATAAATATGTTTTAATTGTACCGTTTATACTTATTGCTTTCATTTTATATTATTTTTAAGATGGGTCTGTGTCGCTTGTGTATGTTGCAACCGAATAAATTAAAATTGCATCTGAATCATTGTCATCGACACAAGTTAATTGAATATGATTTGATGCTGCTCCGTCATAAACACCAGTACCTGCTTGATTAATTGTAGAAGTAGTAAAACTATCTGCCAATGTAATGGTTTGCGCCCCTGTTACAAGAATATCAATTACTTGACCCTTCTTGATGTTTTGGATGTTTAATGTTGTCGCACCAGTAAGCGCAGAAGTCAATTCAAATATTCCATAAGAAGATGCATCTAAGTTGATTGTTCCACTTGTTGTCGCAATGTCTTGTTTTTCGGTGTATCTTGCTGCAAGTTGGTCGTGGTCAACAACGTTATCTTGAATAGTTAATATAGCTGAACCCTCAACATCACCTGTATGGTATGCATTATAAAAATTAATAGTTCCTTCAGGAATATCATCTGTGTCAAGTGTAACAACTCCTGTTTGTCCGTTTACCGAATCAACATCTCCTGTATCGTCTGAATACAATTCCGTAAAATTGTCATTAACCTTGTCGAATGCCGTTCTGAGGGGGTCTCCTGTCCCGTCGTTAGCGGTTGTTCCAATATTGATTGTTTGTTTAGCCATTTTTTATTTTTTTATTCTTGTGTTGCATCTGCGGTATAAAGTGTTGTATCAGCAAAAATATTTGTGTCATCGGCAGATAATAATAAAACTCCTGCCCAACAAGTTGGTGCTGAATATAAAGGTATTGCATCAGTAGTTTCTGCTGTATCTCCAAACCACGTAGAACAATATATCTTTCCCCAATTTATGCTATTTGCCATATTTAATACAATTACTTTTTTTAGTTTTTGTTATATAAGTAAAATATTGCTTTAACTTATTTACGTTTTCTTGTTTTGGTTTGTATTTCATAACACCCATCCTTCAAAACTAGTATCTTTATCAGGATATACATCATCATTATTATTTGAATAGTATTCAGGAAATTTAGAACTAGCATTAAAACTCATATAATCAACAAATCTATCTGTATAATATTGTGCTGTATTTCTTTCTTTTTCTATTAAAAAATCAACTTCTTCTTTTGATACGTTTTCAGCATTTTCAGAATTGTGTTTAAATACACCTTTATTTGCAACAGTATAAGCTGCAAAAGGTAAATATTCGACCATAGACCAATGAATTAACATTGGCTTTATATGATCATTTACTAAACTTAAATAATCACCTGTTAAACTAGATGCTAAAATATCAGATTGAATCTTGTTATAAAGGTCGGTTCCAATATAGTTTTGGATATGTATATCTTGTGCAATTTTTACATATTGAATAAATTTGTCTGTGTCAACATTTCCATTCATAGCAGTAAATTTTACTACATCTTTTCTTGTTACAAATAATGCTTGTGCCATTTTTTATCTATTTACAAATCCTTGTTTAGGCATATCTTTTGGTCGCTTTGCAACTTTAGGGTCGTTAGTTTCGGGTTTAAAACCTTCTTTTTTTGCCTTATTTACACTTATTTCTGCATTTGGGTTAGTTGCATCTGGTTTTACATCTTTTGCCATATATGTCTTTCTCATCCAAAAATGGTGACATGCTCCTCCTCCTTTATATAACCATATATCGTAAGTAGCAGCTCCAGATTTTCCCCATCCTGCGTTTACTGCTTTTTTACTCATTTGCATTATATCTTCTTTACGATATATCTTTTTTGCTTTAATCATATTTTGACAAAAGTCTCTACTTACACTCTTACCTTTTTTGATAGTTTCTTCTAATGGTGCATATTGATAACGTACTTTAAATTTCATATCATCAACCTCTCCATCTTGTTCGCTTTTTGCGTTTGGTCTTGCGGTTCCTGTTGAAGCTAATCCAATCATTTTATCTAATGCTTCTTCTTGGTCGTAGTCAACCTCTCTTTCATCAACTAATACCCAATTTTCTAAATCTTCATCTTCTCCAAAGTCATTAAGTAGATCAAATATTCTATCATCAACATATGGTTTCTCCTCAGAAAGTTTTACTCCTGTTTCTTCTTCACGTGATTCATCTGTTATAGCATTATCTGTTTCAATAAAAGCTAAAGGTTGTAAAGTTTTAAAATAAAGTTTAAGTGATATACCATTAACTGCTAAAATGTCATCTATACAATCAGTTAATAAGTCTTGGTAAGGTTTAATAGTAATATTATCAAATAGAAGTGCAGCAGTTTTTATTTCATCTGCATTAGAGCCTAAACCGTTGTTTTCAGTTCTAATTCCTAAAAGTAATGGACTTGTTACCCGGTGGGCAACTATTAGTTTAGCAGAACACTCGTTAGATAAATATTCATAGTGTTGTGGTGCATCGTTTAATGGAATATCATCTACTGTTGTTTTAGACTCGGCGTTGTTATTAAATGCAATTATCACTTTCTCACCTCTCGCTCCTGTGAGTTTGTGCATTACATCACTTTTAATTTGTAATTGCTTCTCTCTATCAGGTACACCATTGTTAAAGTTAACTACCTTTGTTCCACTAAAACCGTTTTGTACATCGTTAATTAAGTAGTCTGCTATTTCGCTTTCTAATTCTGCATAAGCTAAACCACCTTGGTAATCTACTGGACAATAATAATCATATCCAGATACATATTTTTTTACCATTTTAATTTCAGGCTCGTTTCCGTTACCAAAACCAAAAGCTGCTATGCGTTGAGGTTTGTCACTACGCTTTACTTTTGCCCAATTATGATGATAGTAGTATGCTTCTACTTTTCCATCTTCGTTACATTTTTCTGCTCGTAATGTTTGTCTTGGGAAATGTTCTGCTTTTACTACTTCTCCTTTTTTATATAAAACTTGAAAAGAACCTTCACCTAATAATTTTAAATCAAGTACTACTTTTCTTAAACAACTATCAGAAACAATAGAACGCATTGCAGCGTATTCGTTAGGTTTTGCACTACTATTTAAAGCATCTAATCCTTTACCATAAATCATATTACTAACACCATTTATAATAGAATGATTAGTAGTAGAATTAGTATAAAGTTCAATTAAATAAGAATAGTAGTCATTATCATCTCCATACTCTACCCAATCACGGTTTTTATCTTCGCTGATTTTGGGCCTGTTGTAAGAAGCTAAATTAACTATGTGTAAATTATTATCCATTAGAACGTAATAAATTCGTTGTCAGTTTGATTAGATACATATTCACCATTATTTATTGAATATTCTGGTAAATTTGTTTGATTTGTACAAAATATTTTATCTTTAAATATAACTTTAGCATCTTTAATTTCAATGTTATAGAATACATCTTCTTTTAAATTAAATATATCACTATATAAATTATAATAAAGCTCACTAGAAATGCCCGTAGTGTCCTGGTTATATACCTCTACGTTTGTAGATTCATTTACTATTGTAATATTATAACTATTACCTATTGTAAATTGTCTTGGTATAAATTTAATAGTTTGCACACTTGCACTTTCTTGTAATACAATCATATTAATACAATAAAAAAACTTTGAATTTGTTATAATAAAAAAGGGTAACATTTCTGCTACCCCCTTTAAAACCAAATGAAAAAATATTAAGAGTTAGTACCCTCTATAATTGTTGCAGTTGCACTAGCCATTCCTGCAAAAGGATCTGCTGCAGTTGCACCACTAACAAAATTAGCTGGTTCTAATTCCTGTGCATTTAATGTAAGAGTATATCCAGAAAGATCTGCCATTGCAGCTCCAGTAACAATTGTTCCTCCATTCACGTCAGAACCATGTGCTAACCCCATTAAAAATACATTTCCGTTATAATCTTCTACTGCTACGTGTGGTCTACCGTAAGCTAAAAGTTTCAATTCTTTATTATCTTCTTTAGTTAATTTCTTAAGAGATAAAGACAATGTTTGATCAAAGAATGTAGTTCCATTCTCTCTTGAAGACGTTATAGCCTGTTCAAAGCTACTTCCACCTTTTAATTCATATTTGTATGCAGAAAAAGTTCCTGATAAATCTGTAATCTCATCGTCAGTCTTAGTTACAGTACCTAAATCGCCAAAATCAACGAAATAAACTGCTTTTAAACCTCCAACTACATCTTTACATGGTTCTTTTCTACCTTTTGTTAAATCACAAGCCATAGTTTTTTTGTATTAAAAAAGGGCAGGTAGGCACAAATTTGGCTTACCCACCCTCTTTAGTTAGTTTATTTTTATATTAGATTCCGTAAGATACGATTTCACTTACGATTCCGTATTGTACTCCAGCTGTAAATCTCATTACGACTCTCACATTTTGAGAACCATCGATATCAGCCATATCAATTACTTTAACTTCGTTTTGGTCAGACAATAATCCCGTACCAAAATAAAGATTAGATTTTTCAGCAGCGATTGCTGTATTATCTGCTAATCCGTTTGCAACAAAGATTTTAACTCCGTCAAAAGTTAAACTTCCGTTGTTCCACCATTGAGTTCCCATAGCATTTGTACCATTAGCTCCTAATCCTGATGTTCCAAATCCTCCTAAAGCTCTTACATAAGCTCTAGCGATATTTTGAGATACATATATATTAAGATCTTCAGATCCATAAATAGTAGTTGGGATAGCATCTACAATAGAACCAAGTTGTGCAATTACGTTTGCAGCATCAACAGTGGTTCCTGCGATTTTGTTTCCTCCTGTGTGTGCAGTGTCTGCATCCAATAGAGTAGTTAACCCATCAAATTGTCCGCTTGTTGCAGTAGAACCTTCCCAAATAGAGGTTTCAGTTCTTTGCGCTACTTTAGCAGCAACGTGAGAAATCAAGAAATCACTAAAAGATGAAGGTAAGTTTTGAAATGCAGAATAACCCATTGAAATAGCTTCCCAATCATTTTGGAAATCTGCTTTACAAAGTTGTAAGTTCACTTGCTGATACTCAGGTTGTAACACTCTTTCGTCAAGTGTTAAAGTAGAAGTAGCATCAAAATCACAAGATGCATCTTTTACAATATCATCAGTAGATACAGTTTTTAATACTTCTTTAAATTTAATGTTAGGCTTAACTGTAATCCCTCCATTTTCAATTGTTGAACCACTTAAAAGTGCAGCAGAAATATATTGTCCTGCAAATTCACCTGCATAAGTAGTTGTAATACTTGTAGTAGTTGGCATAATTTATTTATTTTTTAATATTAGAAATTCTTTGTAATACTCTATCTGCAGTAGTCAATGTTCTTTTCTGTGCAAATAGGTTTAAATTATTTTTAGTCTCAGCTTCAGGATTGTGAGTTACTTTAGCAATAGGTTCTTCAACTACACTTAATTCCTCTTTTACTTCCTTAACTTCTTCTTTAGAAACTTCTTCGCTCATTTCTTCTTTTTCTTCTTTTTTAGGTTCAATCATAGACTTGATTTCATCAATCATCGCTTTGACTTCTGCTAAATCTTCTTTAGTAGCGTAGTTCATTTCTTCTTTTTCTTCTTCAGCAGCTTCTACTTCTTCGGATGCTTCTGCTTCCTTAACTTCTTCCGCTGCTCCAATAGATGCAATAACACCTTCTTCTTCTATTTTAAGCATTTCGCCATCTTCAAGAGTGTATTCACCTATCGGTAAAGCTACCTTTTCATCTTCTGTTACAATGAATACTTCACTTCCTGCTGCAAACTCTTCACTTTCGATTACAGTTCCGTTTTCAAGAGTAGCTTGTGCTAATTTAACTTCTTCGGATGCCTCCACCCCAACAAGCTCTTTTACTTTATTTAACATATCTGTCGCTTTCATATTTATTACAATAAATTAATACTTTAATCGTTATATTTTTATTTAAGGCCTTGTACTTCTTTTGCAATATAATACCACATAGAACTATAATCCTCTAATTTATTAATACCAGATTGTATTTCTTTTTCTCTTCTTTCAATACCTCCAAGAGCCTCTGGAATATCTTTACCAATTGTTTTTTTCATTTCACTAATTTCTTGTAAAGCTTTATCTAAATTTTTTATATCCCTGTTCATCTCATCTATACCTTGATCAATTTCTCTATCAATTTCAAGTATTTTCATTTTATATTCTTGAATTTCTTTTTCAAATTTATCACCATATTTTTTATAAGCATTTAAGCCTTGTAGAATTTTTTCTGCTTGCTGTAAACTTAAAGAGACATTTATTTTAGATAGTTTTGTTGATATTTTATTTGCAGTTGGTTTCATATTATTGCTTTATATATAAATGATTTATTTAAATGTTTGTTATATTTTTAGTCTATCTTAGTTATATTTCCTATTCCTTGCGCTTGGAAGCTACCATCACAACATTTTCTTGAATAGGTTTTACCGTCTTTACATAAACATCCTCTTTTGTCGTTTTGTGGACTTGGGTTTCTATCTTTATAGTTTCTCATTATCCTGCGTTTTGTGTACGTTGTATGAAGTAAATAACATCCCATATTAAGGAATCACCACCAACAGAGTTAACTTTTAATTGAACTCCATCAGCGACAAATGTTGCATCTGTGTAATATTGCATCATTATGTTCTCAACATGTTCTGCATCATTTCCTTTTGGATATGCAATAGTTCCTGCTACTCTTGATATTTGACCACTACCCTCTAAATTGTATTCTAAGAATGTTTGGTTTGCATTAGCAGCAGATGCTTTAAAAGCTACTGTAAAAATATAAACATCATTTTCATTAACACCTAATATCTTTTGAGTAGATGAATCATAAAAGTTTATACTTGAATGACTTTTTACTACATTTCCACCATTATTAGATAATACTACTTCTGTATCTTGTACAAGTGTTAGTTTATAATTAGAATCATATTCTGTATCGTCATATCTTGCCCAACCTAAATTAGTTGCACCAGTTTGTGGATATACAATTACGTTTTCGTTATTATGACCCATATATAAATAGTCATCAGTACGTAACATTGCACCA